TGCTCACGGTGGGCCATCCGCCACTGTCGCGTGTGCTCACGTTTCCGTGCGAGCTGTTCCGCAGTAAGCTTGACCGGCTTTTTCGACGCTTTCGCCTTCTTCTTTCCGACTGGCGGCTTCTCAGACGGCTTGCGCCTACCACGACGAAGAACCGCTATGTCAACCGCGAACATTTTCATGATCTCGTCGGCGGTAGGCTCATTCATTCCGTTTGCTCCAATGATTTGCAGTAGTCTTCTCGATCACGTACAACACGACGGCCTCATTGTCCAATGCCAGTGGGTTCGCTGCCGTGACGTTGATGATTTTCCACCCATCATCCAGATAGTCGATGAGTTTTGAATCATTCTGCACACGCACGCCGTTACCGTTGAACTTCGTATATACGGGGATTAGCTCATGTTCCATTATTTCGTCTCCCCGTCCTTGCCGCTAGCATTGTTCCAGTCGCAGGAAAGACCGCCTCCCCCCTTGTAGGTGTTGAAGTTGATGCATGTAACGGTTCTGCCGTCGTGCAACTCGATTCTGCACTCATAGGCCGTGAAGTCGCCTCGCACATCAATGCAGTTGCTACCGTTCTCAGCATCGTCAGCATCCGCTTCGTTCCCGCATCCGGCCAGTGGGAAAACCATTGTCACGGACACAAGCACGGCCATTAGCCCTCGTTGAATATTCTTGTTTCCTATCATTTCGTCTCCTTGATTTGCTTGATGATTCTCTCGTATGCCCGATGATGGAATATTCGCGCGCGTAAGACTGAGCATGGTTTCCAATGGAAAAGCTCGACTTCACTGGCGTACACGGGTAGGAACCATTTATGACAGTCCACGCAGTACATCAGGTCGGAGTGGAATGTGACCTTCGGATGCGGATGATCGCATCCGCTACCGCAGGATACCGCGACGAAGCATCGCACTGAGCTTTCATCCTTGGTGGGATACCCGTACACATAATCCCGTCTCATTCCGTCACCGCATGTCGTTCCACTTCGAGTACTTCCTTCGCCCGATCGATGAAGTCTTCCCGATAGCCACAGATTTCCCCGGCGTAATCCCACGCATCGTCTTCGTCCTTCGCCACATAGTCGCTTTCGATGCCATCCCACGACCACCAGCTTCGCCATAGCAAGCGTTTTGCCACGGCCTCCACCTCGGCATCAGTTGGTGGAGCGGAACGTCCGGCCATGTACGCTGCACCGGCAAGCTCCCGAACCGTCTGAAACGTCAAATCATCATCCATGCCACGCTCGTAAGCGTCGGCCTCGTCCAGCAGGATGCTCAATTCGTCCTCTTTCCGTTCGCTTCGATCATGGCGTACAGCATCTCACTCGCCGGACGCCGCCTGTAGCTATTCCGCTTGTCTCCATAGGACACGTCGTACAGGCATCTGAGCTTGTCCCCTTTGGCCGTGGGCACCAACACTTGGTCGATGTCTCGCGGAATCTGGTGGCCCACGCGCAGTTCATCCGCAAGCTCAGGCGTGGTGACTAGATAGTTTTCGTCACCGTAGAACGTCAGCCCGTGACCCGATTTGAAATCAGCCATGCATGACTTGATTTCATAGCAGGAGAAAGTGCCGAGTTCCACACTGCTTGGTTCGAGCACGTAGCCGGGCGTGAAAGGCTTGAATCCGATGTAGTCGATGCGCCTGTTCCGTGGTGTTCCAAGGTCGAAGTTAACCTCGCTAGCCCAATAGCTCACGCGATTCTTCAACCTCTTCTCGACCAGCTTGGACAGCATGGCGGTGGTTTCAGCCCTGCTCATTTCTTCCTCCTGAAGTACTTGTATTCATCGTGATGGAACAGGAACAGGTGAAGTCTCCACACCTTGACTGCCAACAGGCCCTTGAGTGTGATCGCATACCCGCCATGGACACGCTTCATGAGCTTCCTATCGGCCAATGATTCAAGTATTCGGGAAAGCTCTTGGTTCCATCGTTGTTGCCAGATGTAGCTCATCCCCTCAGCGATATACAGGCAACACATGTCCTTGTCGTATTGACTAATCATCATTAGCCTCCCTCTCAAGGATGTAGACGTTCGTCGCTGCGACGGCGTTATTCCGCAATTCCGTTGGTGGCATGGTATCCACCCGCAGAATCTGCCAACCCTCGTTCAGCAACTCTTCAAACACACCCATATTCATCAAGGTGCGCTCATCGCCGTAATCACTCCAAAAAAGTGGACAAACCTTGTACCGTTTATTCATTTCGCGTCCTCGATTGGATTGCAGTCATGTGGGGCCAGGCTTATGTCGCTGACCGTGCAGGCGTATGATTGATTTCCGTCGCGCATGATGATGGTTCTGGCGGTTGTCACTTCTTCCCATGTGCAAACGCAGAAGACAATGAATATTGCGGCCGCAGCCACCGCCATCAGTCCGATCAGCAGGTTTTCGGCGATGTCCGACCAATCCGGTTTCCATTTCATTTTTTCGCATCCTCGCTTTGATTCGGCACCTCACTGGGCATATTGCCGGAATAGCCAAGCATGGACCGGCAGTGGTCGATGATATGGTCAAGCAGTCGAGCTTGCATTATGACGCCATACACGAAAGCCTCACTGCCATCAAGCAGGTCGTTGGAATATTTGATTATCGGATTGTCAGACCGGATGACCGACTCCAAATCGGCATAGGCTTCTTCCGCATCCTCTCCCGGCGCTGGTTCAATGTCGGCAAGGATTTTCCTCCGCTGGTTCTCGCACCAGTCGATGATCTCGTTCAACGTCTTGTCTTTTTCACTCACGTTCGTAGCCATTGTTATTCCTTACTGCTCTTATCGTTCCTGTGGTTATCGTCATGGTCGAAGATGCATACGAATACGCCTAACAGCATGAGCACGCAGAGTATCGCTATCACACCCAATGTGATGACGATGAAAACGCTTGAAATGTTCCAGCAAACATCAGCCAGACTCATGATTTCCTCTCCTTGCGGAATTGTCTGATAGCATTTTCCGCGTCGTAATAGCGGGCGACAATGCGTACCCACGAATCGAACGCAGCTTCGGCAGTCTGACACACCTCGCCTTGAAGGCACCTAAGGTCGCACTCATACCGGTAGACAGTATGACGTGGATTGTGATACGTGCATTTGCCGGTGACAATTATCGGCGCGTGACCACAGTATGGGCATCTGAGGTAACTTTTCGGCTCCTCCTGCTTTTTCTTCTTCCGTCCGAACATCACTCACCCTTTCAACGGATATGGCGCAGTGGTTGGTGTAAGCGGGAACGCACGAGGATACAGGCATTCAAGCACCGTCCTCCACTTCGCGTAATCGTCCTGATCGTTCCAATAGCGTGGGATTAGGTCGCCATTGATGAACAGGGCGCTCCATGCTCCGTTCTTGTTCTTGCGAAGAAATGCGCCAGTCCGTGTCCGGTAGAAGCCCGGCTCTTCCGGCTCGTCGCGTGACGGTCTCTCCGGCAGAAGCATTTCAAGCTGTCTAAGGAGTGCCTGCGCATCATCGACGGTGAGTATCAGGCGGTTATCCTTATATGAGATTGCCACAGCATTTTTGTCTTTATCCCACCAATAAGCAGTCATTCGCTTCATCACTATTCCTCCTTCACGTTGAAGATGCGTTTGAACTCGCGTAGCGAACTCTCATAGGCGTCGGCCTTGCCGTCGATGTAACCGTTTTTGCCTTTGGCTCGAAGCTCATGCGAGTCGTCATATCGGCTTTCAATCCACTTCGCATACTCGCTGATGCGATCATCAAGGTCAGTCATTGTTGTCCCACATTCCTTCTTCGTTGGTCGCATAGTTCTTGCATTGGAATATCCGCGCCAATTTCTGAGCATCCCTGAGAACCTTCCACAACGCATATCCCCTTGATACTCTCTTGCTTATCGGATAGTCGCGTGTGGCACGGAAAAGCCAAGTGTTCTCAATCACGTCCCAATGCCATAAGACCAATTCATATCCATTGAATGTCTCATCCGGCATGGTGTAGATATGACGGATGCTGACCGCGTATTGGTTATTCATCGCTTCACCTCGTTGAGTATGAGTATCGAATCGTATGCTCTGCATAGTTGGTTCTCACCACCGTTGAGACTGATGATGACCGGCTGGAACACTCCCCCGAAAAACAGTTGCACCATGCTGCCGCTGCCGTTACTGAACTTCGTGGTCATCGATTGGAGGAAACCGTCGATAGTGGTTCCCTCAACGGTGGTGGCTATCGCACGCTTGCCAGCGAGGAATGACGATGGCAGGTGCTGCCAGTCGGTGATATGGTCATGCACATTCATGGTCGAACACCCCGTTTTCCAATCGTGCAAGCAGGTCTTTGCCGAAGTTGATTCCCGTCCCGCAGACGGCATTCTCGATGTCTTTCGTATGCTTGTCGGAAGATGGGTTGTCCCGCACTGTCTCACACTCATGAATGAGCGTGTGCAAAAAGTTGGTAAGGTTGGTCAACCGACGCTCCGCACGAGATGTATCGTTAAGATTCACTGGTATCAGCGGGAAAGCGTCAGCATCGAACGTGCGTTTGACCACGCTCCAGTCCATCGTTTCCAAATCCCCGTCAACGAACAATTGCGCATCACAGTCGATATTGTGAATGTGCCAAGCGTCACCGTCATAGCTCAACAGGTCTTCACCATCCCGAGTCGCATACCAGCCCGGTTCGGTGGGCATATCATCAGACGGGTGCGACGGGTGCGCCTGATCGTACATGGTTTTCACTTGCTTGTAGATGTCATCCAGTTCCCTTCCGTCGAACTCCACGGTCAGGCAAGTGCCAGCCTTGTCAGTGAATAGATAAGGCATTGTTTTGAAATCAATGCTTCTCAACATTTCACTCTCCTTCTTCGTTGAACGATGCCTGTAGAGTGTCCGCGAACACCTGCAATGCGTCTTTGACCTTCTCGTTGAAACCGTCCGGCACGTCCGCCGTGACATGTCCCTGCTGCATGTTGTCGAGCTTGTTGTCCGTCTTCGTGTACATCGGCACATCCACTTCGACGGATGCAAGCTCGATCTGCGGATAGTCGAACGCGCGCACACGGAACGTGACCTTGCTCGTGCCGACTTTCACTTTGTCGCTCATTGGTGTCTCCTTGGGAGGATCGTTCTGATGGTTCTTGCCGGACTCTCATAAGCAGTAAGCACCTCATACGGCCTGTGGTGGAAGTCGGCTTTGGAATGTGCCGCGCCCACAGCTTCATCCAGTGAGTCGTACACGCGGCATGTGTGAACTCCCGTATCACCTTGCGGCCAGATGATATAGCCGGTCTTGCCTGTGAAAACATTCATTTGACCGTCTCCACCGTGTTGCAGCCGATGTATTCGCCGTTATGCTTCAAGCACGCCCATGTCACGTCACCGGTCTTGACGGTTTCCATCTGGAAGCCCGCGCCGGTTTTCCCGCTGGAACCGGCTGGCGATACGGTGGACGCGATGAAGATAATCGTCATGCAGATGATCGCGACGATGATTACCCGGTCCCGGTTCATCACTCACCATCCTTTTCGATTTCATTGATCTTGTCGGCCAGCACTTTGACCGCCTTCTTGTAACATCCCCACTTGATTTCATTCCAGAATGGTTCGAGATCGGCCCAGTTCTCGGCTTCTAGAATGCCGAGAAGCCTGATGGGTCTGGCTGTGATAATGTCGTTGTCCGGCCCGAGGTACATGGCAAGGAACGGCACGTTGTTATCGATTGCGTGCTTCGCATACCAGAGTGCTTTCTTGAGGTCTTCGACACCGTTCTTGTCGCGCCACCGGTAGCAGTATTTAATTACGTTACCCCAGTCGAAGCTGAGCAAACTGGATAGTTCGATGCATTCGAACGGGCCATCCTTGTAATGCGATGGATTGATGTTGTCAGTCATTTGATTGTTCCTTTGTCGATGAATATTTGCCGTCTGTGGTGAGATACACGAGTCCATGCCAAGTCCGTACCGGCACTTCCAACTGGTCTTGAAACGATTTCACACACCAGCCGTTCTCATAAGCGATAGTCGGATGCATGTGAACGAAACCATGACAGCCCGTCGTACCCGAACCGCAAAGCAGAATCAGATTCTGCACTTGATGCTTCTCCACCCTCGTGCATTGGCTACGGAGTTTCCGATGATGCCGGGAACCGCCAACCGCATACAAGCTTCGGCCGCAACGCACGCAACGTCTCCCATCACGATCATCAACCATGCGGCACGTCTCCTTGGATGGATTGTCACTGCTCACTGGGGTTCTCCTGGAACAATCCCTTGTTGTCTTCGACCAATTGGATGCCCTCACCTATCCATCTCATGACAGGAACCGCCATCGAATTACCGAGCGCCTTGTAGCGTGGACTATCCGGCGTGTGCTTCTTCCCCTTCCACGGAATATCCGTCCATCCGTCCGGGAAACCTTGAAGCCTTTCGCATTCCAACGGCGTCAACCTGCGAACCGTCAAACCATTCATCGAATCCTCCGTATGCAGAAACTGGTCATTGTGCGTGCTGAGCGTGGCAGAAAGCTCGTCCTGCCCGAGGAATCCCTTACCCCCCCCCGCTCCGCCACCGCGAATCTTGAAAGTGAAAACCACTAGTCTCTCCTATTAGTTGTCGGATAGATGAATGGGGCATCCTTTCCGGCGTGAGCCATCAATGTCGGAGAAAGATCGAATCCTTGTGCGGCATTCGCCTGAGTGTCCGCGCGACACATCACTCTCTCTCTCTCTCAATTTGGTAGACGGCTGGATTATGGTCAGTACTCAAAGTGGGACTCACTTCGCCAATCGCCAGACTCCGGCTCTTCTCACCCTGGCTCCATTTGAACGCCTTAATCAGGGGAACATTGTTGCCACCGGTACCCATGTGCGAGGTGAGCGTATTCGACACGTCGGGATGATCGCTGACCTTGAACCGTCCATCCTGCTGATGGAAGTCCAACATCAATCCCCCAGCGTCCGAATCTGCGTCTCCAACGCCTCCCGCAGTTCCCTGGGTAAGGCTTTGCCTCTTCTCTCGGCTCGACGTATGATCCCAGCACAGGCTCTC